AGATTACGCAATTGACTTTTTGGTTCAACAATATAGAGAAAATGAATTTTATATTCCTGATGAATATCAACGACAATATATATGGGAAAGCCAAAATAAAAACCGTTTCATTGAATCAATACTATTAGGTCTTCCAATTCCTTTTATGTTTTTTTCAGATGCTGACGATGGGAGATGCGAGATAATAGATGGTGCTCAACGTACACAGACATTAGAAGAATTCATGAATAATGAACTTAAGCTCTCTGATCTAAAAAAGCTAACTACTCTAAATGGGTTCACCTATGCAGATTTACCAGAATACTTTAAACGAAAATTCAATAAAACTACAATGCGAATAGTTGTATTATCAGATGAAACTACACTTGAAATTCGTCAAGAAATATTTAATAGAATTAATACTACTGGTATTCGTGCTAATCCAAGTGAAATTCGTCGTGGTAGTCATGCTGGTCCTTTTATGGATTTCCTTAAAGAGTGTACTAAAAATTCAACTTTCATTAGAGTGTGTCCAGTAAGTGAAACTTCTAAAAAACGATATGATGACCTTGAATTGGTGTTAAGGTTTTTCGCATTTTTAAATAACTACAAAAATTTTAATCATCGAGTAGATGAATTTTTAGACTCTTATGTAGAAAGTGTTAAGGATAGCTTTGACCAAAAAAAGTTTAAAATGGAATTCGAAAATATGCTGGCTTTTGTAGATAAGTATTTTGAAAACGGTTTCAAAAAGACAAAAACATCAAAATCAACTCCACGAGTACGGTTTGAAGCAATTGCCGTTGGAGTAGGTTTAGCTTTGAGGGAAAATCCAAGTTTAATTCCTAGTTCTATGGAGTGGCTCGGCAGCGAAGAATTTAAAATGCACACTACAACCCACGCAAGTAATTCGCCTTCTCGTGTGTCAGGACGTGTGGAGTATGTTCGTGATATGCTATTGGGTGGTGAAACAAATGCAGGAAACGATTGATACTTTTAATGAACGCATCCAAGAAATTGATTTATATTACGCTGCACTTAACGCACTTTATGAAGATGAAACTTTAAAATCAGATAATGACAAATATAACAAAAAGTATTTTAATGGCGATTTTTTAAAAATATTGAAATCCAATGCGTTACTCATGATTTATAACCTTGTTGAATCAACTATTATGGGCGGTATTATAGAGATATATGACGAACTACAACAAGAAGGAATCACATATCAACAAGTCCGACAGGAAATTCAAAAAATTTGGTTTAGATTTAAATTTAACGAAGCATATGATAAACAGGCACATTATAATACGTACAGAGAAAAAGCAGAAAGAATAATTAATTCTATTTTACATGGAGAGAAACTCATACTTGATCGCAAAGCCACAAATATTAGTGGAAATCTAGATGCGAAGAAAATACGGCAAGTATGCCGTGAACACGGAATCACCTTCAATATTGATCCGAATTGCAAAGGTGGCATTGTATTGGATGATGTTAAAGAAAAAAGAAATAATCTTGCACATGGTACACAATCTTTTGTTGAATGCGGAAGAGATTACACAATTGAAGATTTAAATAATATCAAAGAACAAACCACATTGTTTCTTAAAGGAA